TGTCCCAGTGCCATTTTGGCAGTGGCCAGTGCATAGTCTTTGATCCACGGTGCCGAACTGGTGTCTGACAATAGCACTTCGTCAGGCTTGTGATTGTAGGTATGTAAAATTACACCTTCGTCACTGCGAATGTAGCGATGCAGGTTGAGTTGTTTAGTTACCTGGTTCCAAGTGAAAGTTAAGTTGGCACCAAACATCCTGCCCATCATTTCTCTGTGACCCATGTAAAGTTCAAAAGAAACAAGGCCGCCGCCTTTGGAGGCATTTAGCATATACATGTTAAGGTAGCCGGCTTCAAATGGTTCAAAGTCGGTGGCACTGGCTGAGATGCCGCCGGAACTACGACGATACACGCTACGAACTTCTAAAACTTCATCAGGTAAGGTATAAACATTCTCGCCAGGTGTAAAGTTTAATACCATGAAACTTTCTTCTACTGCACGACTTGAACGCTGGCGGTATTTTGATACAGCCTTGTCAATGGCCATGTCGTAGTGTTCTTTGTCCAACTCGACATCAACCATCCCTCCGCCGAGGTTTAGTTCAATGTATTTTTGTGCTTTGTTGCGTTGTGTAGTATCCGCCATTAGTGTGCCTCCGGTTGCTATTTACCGGAGGCACTGGTGTAAAACCTACTTGACGGCGCGGAGGAGGATGGTTTCTGGGGAAATGCGTGGGCGCAACCGGGTTTCTACGCTCTTGATGGTGTCCATAAACTTGCGTAGCCCTGGTTTGCCTTGTGTCTTAAACTCAGCAAGTTTTTCTGCAGGCTTGCGTAGTGTCTTGGCCACACTCTTATTTTCATCAAACCCAGTGATGTTGCTGTTCTTGACACCCAGCGGAGCGATCACTGCATCTCCATGAGTTGTAGCCACAAAGCGACCCAATTTGCGTGTCTTGGTATTGTAGATCCAAAGTTCTGTGCAACCAAGGATATCGCGAGGGTCAATGCTGGTCAACTTCAACTCTTCGAATTGCTTGAGGTAATTGAGTTTACGCACAACCTTTTCTGGCGGCACAGGCTTGCGCTTGGGCTTGGCACGAGTGGCAATCTTAGCAGTCTTGTAGGCATTGGCGCCATCAATGATGCTTTGATAAAACTTGATCATGTCCTTGGCACCACGCTTGCCAAGATGTGCATAGGCTTCCAGCAGTTGGCTATCGCGACCTTCTAGGTATTCCTCAAGTTCTGCAATACGGCGCACAAATGCATCGCCTACTCGAGATGCAAAGTTAGCGGCAAGGTTAGTGGACTGCAAAAACTTGTAGGTGTCAAATGCTTTCTTTTGAGTTGAATAGTCATCAACTGCTCCTTCAATTTCACCAATGACTTCACTTAACTTTTCTTCCAAGCGAGCCTGAATGTTTGGTGGTTCTTTGACTGGTGCCGCGGCTTCAGTGGGCTGGGGCGTGTTGGCTGTGAACTTCTGATATTGTGCTTCCATTTCACGCATGGTCTTGACCACAAAACGCATTGAACGCAAAGGAATATGTCCACCACGCATGATAATGCGTGACAACCAACCAATGGTGGTAGAAAACTGCCAGTCTGGCATGCGCTTGTAGCGAGCCACAAGATGCTTTCTGCGTGGATATGCCATAGCCAACTGCTCGGTCCACTCTCTGGCGTCTTTTTTATCGCAGAGGTAGTTATACCAGTTGAACATGCGAGCCAGTTCACTGTCAGTCATTTCACGGTCCAACGGAATTGGCGGTTCTTCGGTGCCAGAGGCTCGAATTTCCGTGGCTGGCACTTTAATGGCCTTGAGTTTGAATACCGGACGTTGAGCCAAATCTCGGGCCTGATGCACTGGTTCAAAAACAGGTGCTGTTGCTGTAGTAGTCTTGCGTCGCTTGGTTGCTAGGGCCATTGCAGGGGTTCCTTTCTATGAACACTAGGCTAATTATACTGCATATTGGTTTGCGTGTCAAGACCGGTAAATAGCACATCAAAAAGTGGACCATTATGGTCCAAGGAAAACAATGCCTAGAATTCAACTTTGGAACAACGCCAAAACACAAGATTACCATTTCCAGGATCGCGTAATCCGCGAAGCCATTGATGCTGGCGGCACTACCATTTTGATCCACAAGTATCTTGGGCCTGCTCCTCAAGGTGAAACTGGTGATCCTGCACAGCCCAACTTGGCAAAAAAGGATGTTATTTCTGAACTAGACATCCAAGACGTGCTGTTCATGGAGAACCGTGATCGCATTTATGATACCACTGTATATGAACTGCGCGGCTCTTACAATGTAAGCGACCAGGACTTTGATCTAAGCCAATTTGGTTTGTTCTTAAACGCTGATACCTTGTTTATCACGTTTCATACCAATGACATGGTTGATCGCCTGGGTCGTAAACTCATGGCAGGTGATGTCATTGAAATACCACACCTCAATGATGATCTGCTGTTAGATGCCACTGCCAAAAGCATCAACAAATTTTACGCTGTGCAAGATGCGGCTCGTGCCGCTGAAGGTTTTGGTCCAACTTGGTGGCCACATCTGTGGCGTATCAAGGCCGCACCTATCAATGATGCACAAGAGTATCGCAACATCTTGGGTAACCCCGAAGACGAAGACAGTTTGAAAAATGCACTCAGCACTTATCAGAAGGAAATTGAAATTTCCAATACCATTATTGAAAGTGCTGAAAAACTAGTGCCCAACGCTGGATGGAAAGCAGATAATGTCATTGATCCTCCTAAGGTTTATGGATTCGACGGCAGCGGTGAATCTGGATTGGATGTCAATTGGGTGCCTGATTCATCAACAGTTCAGGCAGGATTGACATTCCCTGGCAATCCAACTCAAGGTGATTTCTTTATGCGAACAGACTTTTTGCCCAATAGACTGTTTGTCTATCGTGGCACCAGATGGCATAGAGTCTATGATTCTGTAGAACAACCTGGTTGGAAGGAGTCTCGACTCAACGCATCAACATTCATTAACAATGAAAATACTACCAGCAGTAAAAACCCTGACACTGGATCTGTGCCTGAACGACAGGCATTGAGTCAGGTGTTTAGAAAAACGCCAAAGACTGACGAATAATGAGTCAAACATATTTTTATGACCAACAGTTAAGACGATGGTTGCTACAGTTTATGCGACTGTTTGGCGGCTTCTCTGTGAAGATGGGCAAGGATGCCAATGGTAATGATTACTATCACCAAGTGCCAGTGCGCTATGGTGATACCAGTAGAATGGCTTCTCACATTGTAAAACAAAATTCTGAGAACAAGATCAACACAGTTCCTTTTATCAGTTGCTACATTGCTGAATTATTGCCCAATGCCGAACGTAGAATGACTCCTACATATAAAGATCGTGTTCAGGTCTACGAAAAACTCTACAATCAAGATGACGGCACATATGAAAATACTGTAGGTGAAACCTACACTCTAGAACGACACAGTCCTATTCCCTATGACTTGACATTGAACGTAGACATTTGGACCAGTAACACCGAACAAAAACTACAGTTACTAGAACAAATCCTACTGTTATTCAATCCCAGTGTTAACCTGCAAAGTAGCCAAAACCCCTTTGACTGGACCAGTTTAGGTGTGGTTGAGTTGATCAACATTACCTGGACTGCTAGAAGTATTCCGCAGGGCAACGACGAAATTATTGATGTAGCCAGTTTGATCTATCAACTTCCAATTTTTCTAAGTCCGCCTGCCAAAGTCAAGCGTCAAGTATTGATTCACAGTATTTTGGCCAATGCCTATGCTGACATTGGCGCAGACATTGACATTGACTCTATCAACGTCAGCATTAACCGTAGCCCAGTTCGGCAATGGATTACTTTTGAAGATCGACATATTCGTGTAAACGAAGACAGCATCGAGTTGTTAAACAGCGACATGACCAACATTGACAAAGTCAAAGGTGACGGCAGTTTGTTGAGTTGGCACGAACACTTTGCCATGCACAGCGGGTTGAAAAATGGCATCACAGAAATCAGGTTAAAACTTGGTCCGGATCCAATTAGCGAAAATGCCGAAGAAGTAGTGGTTGTTGTCAATGAAGTGGAAACCAATCCCAATGTGTTGAGTTACACTCTTAACACCGACACATTGCCTGCGGATACTGTGCTAATGGTAAACGGTGTTATCAACCCACAACGTAGTAGGCCTGGTGCAGGAAGTTTGCCAGCACCAGCCGCTGGTCAACGATATCTACTGACTGACCATACTGTGCCCTTTGCCACTGGTCCTTGGGGCATGCTTGAAGCCGACGCCAATGACATTGTTGAATACAACGGCACAAATTGGGTAGTATCGTTTGATGCATCGGCGGTAAATGCTAGTGAATATACAACAAACGCCAACACCATGAAGAAACTTTACTATACTGGCACTAATTGGGTAGTGGCCATTGAAGGAATCTTTGAAGAAGGTTATTGGCGTATTGTTCACTAAGGAAAAAACATGCGAGCAGTTGGTGCTTTAATAGTAAGTCGTAAAACCAAACGAGCACTGATGCAGTTACGCAGTGAAATCGAGCGTCATAGTATGTGTTGGGGACTTTGGGGCGGACGCCTAATAGGCAATGAAGGCGATTTAGAAGGCCTCAAACGAGAACTCTGCGAAGAACTAGGTTGGCCTGGTGTTCCGGATACTGTTGCCATCAGCCATATCTATACTTTTGTTTCCAAAGACAACAGATTCAGACATGTGAGTTATCTTATACTGTGTGAAGACGAGTTTGTTCCTGAACTCAATGAAGAAAGCGCAGGCTATTGCTGGATTGACATAAATTCCTGGCCCACACCGTTGCATAGAAATACCGGCAAAATGTTTAGTAGTCGTGCATTTAAGAATGCACTAGAAAGCATTGTTTACAATGACTCTAAGGCTGATTAAAAACACAGCATCAACTGAACTGTATTCGGGGCCACACTATCAGGTGCCACTGTTTTCTTGTATGCATCCTGCGCTGAACAATCCTTTTCTTAATTCGATTTACAAACCTGCAGTGACTTACGCTGAAAGATGGTATCTAGAAGTTAGAAAGCGTGTGTTAGACAGCGATTGGCAACATCCCATTGTTAGAATTGCCTGCGAAGACCTTGAGTTAAAAAGTCTGCTGGTCAAAAGCACAGTCATTGATGGCGCTTATATGCGAGACATTGTCAGAGATTATAAACTGCCCGAATACCATGTCAGTGCTGGTATAAATTTAAAACGTCTAAATCGTTGGTGTGGATTTTTTGTTAGTCTTCCCGATTCAACAGAAATTCTTGCTGGCCAATGTGACCAACTGTGAGACTCAATTCAATATCACAGTAAATGGAAACATTTTCTTTTTCTAACAAATCACAAAAACCCATATCTTCGCCGTGCCAACTTTGACTGGGTTCGTGCCAGATCAGCGGAAACCAAGGTGTTGGCAAGCGATGCATGACATCAGCGTTGACTAACATACAGCCCATGCCTGCATAACGCACACGCTTTAGGCGTCCTTTTATAGGAACAGGCACCACCGGATCAATGTCTATGAATGCTGTAGCGTGAAAAGGTTCAACTCGTTTGCTGTAAGTGGCACATACCACATCTCGATTGTGTTTTAGCAGTTGCAATATCACATCTGCAGGAAATGTCATGTCGCTGTCCAACCACATGATGTGATCGGCACGATGATCTACAACCGCTGTATAGGCCAAATGCTGGCGCTGATTGCTTAAAACTGTGCCTTCGTCCATGTTGACATGAACTGATACGCCTTGACTTTCTGTGTAACGTATGGCCTCAATAAGACAGTAAGTAAATTGTGCGTGAACTAAGCCATTGGTTGGCACACAGATTACAACACGGCCAGGTGTTAGTTCGCTGTGTGCCGCTTCTTGAAAAACAGAACTTCCAAAAACCATTTATTCTTCGTCGTCATCAACTTCGGGTCTTGCGGCCATGTTTGCTTTGCGCTCTGCGGCCCTGGTAGTTTTAGAAACTACGTTGATGTAAGTTTGACACTTGGTTACAGCGGCTTCGTAGATTGGCAGTGGAAGATTTAACATATCGGCCATGGTGTCGTGCGTCATTTTTTGTGTTAGTGCTTCAATTGCGGCCCGACGAGCCATAGACTCTGCCCAATAATTTGGTTCATCTTCTTCAACAACACGAGCAATATCAGTGCCATATTGTTCTTGTAGTTCTTTGACCTTGTTGTTGACAATGGTCATTTCGTCAAGCACCTGTTTCTTTTCCCAATCAAACCTGCAGTTTTCATACACGCTGTTGAGTTGTTCCAAGTCTTGGCAAAGAACCAAAATCAGTCTTGGTCCTTCAACAGTATTGAAAAGAAAATTTTCACGTTCAAAGTCGGTTCTAAACGGCATGCCAGCCTGTATGTTTCTGGCATTGTTAACGATGTCTTCGGCTGAATTGCTCATAAGCCCTCCTAATAGTAGAATTATGTATCTTTGGAAAGACTTGATGTTTAGACCAGAAAAGAAAAAAGGGCACATTTCTGTGCCCTTTTAGATTTGCTACTTGACTGGTTTAGTTGTCGCTGTCTGATGTGTCATATGGTGCGTAGTAGCCGCCCATCAACCCGCTCATTGATACTGAGCCTGTTGTGATGCCTCTTTGGGCACCCAATGTGCCGCGCAACGCAATGTTGCTGCCGCCACCGGGCTTTGAACCAAAAAATGCTTTACGCACACGACCCATGGACTTTGCTGAACCTGTAGCAGGAAGTGCTCTTGGCATAGTATTCTCCTTGCCTACTTAGTTCTTAATGCAGAGTCTTCTTCACCTCGAGGCGAAGTTCTTCGATCATTGCTTGTTGCTCTTTGATCGCTTCAACTAGCACTGAAACCACTTTGTCATAACGGATGGTCTTGTAACCAGCCAATGCAGACTGAGTGACCAATTCTGGCATAACTGCTTCAACTTCTTGAGCAAGCAAACCAATTTGGTTATCAAAGTTTGAAACACCCAAATCGGCCGCAAGTTCGTTGGCCTTGTATGTGTAACCACCAATTGCCATGACCTTGCTTAGAGCACCTTCAATAGGATTGATGTCTGTTTTCAAACGTTGGTCAGAGTAGTAAGCAGTTACTTCACCTGTGGCAGTAATGTTACCTGTCACAGCAAAGTTGCCTGAGTAAGAACCACTCATTGACAATGTGCCTGTGCCAGTGATTGTGCCACCTGACAAACCGTTGCCAGTTGCTACGCTGGTAACACCAGAACTTGTAACGAAACCTGCACCGTTGGTCAGTTGGTTTGTGTTGGTAGGAATAGTGAACACACCAGTTGAACTGTTGTAAGCACCTGAACCTGCTGTGAAACTCACTGCGGCTCTTGCACGACCATCTGTGTAGTAAAGGTTTGCACCTTCTGAGATGTGTGCAGTTGTGCTTGGGATTGTAATAACACCAGTGGTGCTGTTATATCCTGCTGAACCAGTTGTTGAACTTACAGCACTACGAGCACGAGCATTTGTAAAGTAAAGGTTTGTTGAACCTTCTGTGATTTCATCTGTGTTGTCTTTGCCAGCCACTGCTGTGTCAACATATGACTTGGTAGCCATTACAGAAGTGTCTGCACTGATAACACCAGTCGAACTGTTGTATGAAACACCTGTGCCAGCACTTACGGCACCACGTGCTCTAGCAGTTGTATGGTAAAGGTTTGTTGCGCCTTCTGCAACATCATCTGTGCCCAATGTGCGTGTTCCGCCCAATGCAACGGCACTACCGTTGATAGTGATGCTGTTGTTGCTTAGTGCGCTGTTTGGAATTGAACCAAGGCTGATTACACCTGTGGTTGAATTGTAAGCAACACCAGTGGAAGTTGAGGCACTTAAGGCACCACGTGCTCTAGCAGTTGTGTGATAAAGGTTTGTTGAACCTTCTGACAATGTGTCAGTGCTGGTTGCAATCTGAACATAAGTTGCACCATCATTGGTAAACTGCCATACGTCAGAACCTTCGTTCCAGCGAACTTGAACGTTGGCTTCATCACCACGCTCAACTTCAATACCGCCGTTCTGTGTTGGGTTACCAGTGGCATCGCTGTTTAGAGTGATGATATTGTCAGCAATTGAAACTGTGTTGGAATTAACTGTTGTAGTTGTTCCTGAAACTGTCAAGTTGCCGGCCACTGTAACACCTGCTGAAGTCACTGTCAATGCAGTTGAACCATCAACACTAACTGTTACTGTTCCAGAGCCCGAATCTGTTACTGTAACGTTTGAGTTACCTTGTGTAATACTGCTGGTGCTGATTGCGCTGACTTGTGTATCAACATAACCTTTTGTGGCGGCATCAGTTGAAGAACTTGGAGCACCAAGACCAATGATCTTGTTGCTGTTCATTTCAATGGCGTCGCCAAATTGAACTTTTACGCCTGCTGAGTCAGTGATGTTATTTCCTGAAGCAATCTGGAATGTGCCGTTGACGGCGATTGTGCCTTGAGCACCGCAGACTAGTTGTAGGGCACCTGAACCTGTGGTCTTGAACTGTAGGTTTTGGTCAAGGTCTGTAGAAACTGTAATTGTGCCTGAGTCGTCTGTAATAACTTGCTTGCCGTTAACATACAAAGAACCTGGACCAACATAAACGTGTCGGAACGTCATTGTTGGTGAACCAATGTCATAGGTGTTGTTGGCGTAAGGCAGGATGTTACGAACTGTGCCAGTGCCTGACAATGTCAACCCAGCAAACTCAGGAGATGCTGATGTTGCAATGTTTTGAACTGTTGAGATTGCACCAGTTGAACTGTTGAAACTGATACCTGTGCCAGCACTTACGGCTGAACGCACTCTGGCGTTGGTGAAATACTGGTTTGTTGAACCTTCTGAAACGTCGTCAGTGTCAAGAACCACAGCACCTGTCAAAGTGTTGACGCTTTTTACTGCACCAACTTCAACAATGCTAGGTGTGCCTGCTACTGATTTTTTAATAAACACTTTGCCATCATATGTGTTGATAGCGATTTCGCCTAGTTCGAGTTGGGCTGTGGTTGGCACATTGCCCTGTGTCGCACTACGCTTTAAAATAATGGTATTTGCCATTTGAGTATATACTCCCGCGGGTTTTTGCAAGGTTGATCGGGTCTTGCTTCCAAGGACTATTTAGCGGTAGGACCAATTTTTTGGACTTAGATTCCGTATAATTTTTGGTTAAACGTTGTCGGGAAAAGTGCCACCATCAATGGTTTTATTATCCAGCGTTTGTGTGCCGGAAACAGTGGCTACTGTTGTGGTATCAATGGCAATTGTTGTGGGTTCACTGGTGTTATAACTGGTGCCAGTCAAGCCGTTTCCAATGGTGAGTGCGGCCGGGCTGTAGGTAATAACGCCTGTGCCGGTGTTGTAACCAATGACTCCTGAACCACTCAATGAATTTCTTACCCGGGCTGTGGTATGATAAAGATTTGTTGAACCTTCTGCTATGCCATCAGTGGTTGGAGTTGTGTAAGAAACAATGCCAGTGGTGGAATTGTAGGCCAAATCTCCCCCGGCAGCGATGCTGGATCTTGCACGGGCTGTGGTAAAATATTGGTTGGTTAAGCCTTCGGCAATGTCATCGGTTTCTAAAACCACTGATCCTGATTGTCCGTTGACTGTGTTGGTCAAAGTTACACTGGTATCACTTATGGCTGTAATAATGCCGCTGGAAGTTACTGTGACAGTGATGACTTTGTTTGATCCACCATACTGTCCTGCCAGGGATGATGTCAACTGATTTGTTTTGACAAAAGTTAAGTTGGTTGTTCCAACCGTGATACTACCTGTATTGGTCAAAAGCCATTGACTTTTAGATTCAGTTGTGCCTTCTTCAACGTAAACTCGTAGGCCTGGAGTAATTTCTATTGCTGAATCAGCATCTCTAGATCTAGTTAAGGTGCCATTTTGTAATTTTATATAAATGCCGTTTTCTCTTGACAAACTTTGTCCAGCCAATAGCACACGATCGTCCTTGTCAAGGGTTACACCGTCTATGGAAGAAACAGTTGTTCCAAGGTTAATATTCGAGGTCGCACAGGCGCGAACACTATCTTTGAAGTCAGAAATACTGCTTACAAACTGAGATCCACGAAAAATGGGCATTATTATAAAATCCGTTTACGCCCTTTGGGCGTTGGGTTATTTATAAAAAGAAACCCGGGCACTGGCCCGGGTTTCCAAGTTGCTCAATTGACTAAGAAATTAGAAACTTCCGCCGTCAAGTTGGCTGTCTTCGTTCAACACACCCACAGCGTTCAATGTTGCGCCACTTACGCTTCTAACTGTAATGACGTCATTGGCCTCTGGAGCCGCATCAAACACAATACTTGTATCACCGTTAACTGTGTTAATAGTATATGAGTATGTAGGTGCTTGATACAAACCGTTGATAAACACGGTTGTGTTTTCAATACCAGCCACTTCAAAGCCTAGTGCGAAACTGGTATCAGTTCCGTTGGCTGTAAAGTTTTGTGTGGTAGTTGCAGTTGTAACGTTTTGTGGAACAAACTTCTGAGCGGCACTACTCCAAACTAGAGTAAAACCGTCATTGAGTGATGCAACACTATCAACGTCTGCAAGATCACGAATACTTGCTACTGCAATACGACCGTCTGCACGAGCGTCAGTGTAGTATAGATTTACTGCACCTTCGTCGATTGAGTCTGTGTCAGGTGTTACGAATGTCAACACACCTGTGCCTGTGTTATAGGCAAGGATGTTGTTGTCGTCAGACACCAAACTCACTGCGGCTCTTGCACGAGCATCGGTGTAGTAAAGGTTTGTTGAACCCTCTGCGACGTCGTCGGTGTCAAGAACTACAACACCTGTTGCACCATTCACACTATGGACTGCGGCATCGGTGCTGATTACACCAGTTGCGGCATCATAATTGATGTTGCTACCGTTGCTGATACTGTTACGAGCACGAGCAGTTGTAAAATACAAGTTGCTTGCACCTTCTGCTACTTTATCAGTGTTGGTGTTGCCAAGATCAAAAGTAAACACACCTGTGGTGGCATCATATGCCAATACAGTTGCGTCATCAGTAGTCAAACTCACAGCGTTACGAACACGAGTGTTGGTGTAGTAAAGGTTTGTTGCACCTTCAACCAAGTCGTCAGTGTCGTGGTTTGACATTGAGAAGTCAATGACACCTGTGCCTGAGTTGTATGACAAATCGCCAGTGGCTGAAAGATGAGCACGAGCCTCTGAGGCACTTGGGCCTGTGTATGTGAACACACCAGTTGCTTGGTTGTATGAGAATGAACCATCACCACCTGCATCTACAGCAGAAACAGTTGTGCGAATTTCGCTGATCAGTGGGCTTGTGTAAGTGATTACACCAGTTGCTGAATCATAGGCAATGTTATCACCTAATCCATATGGATTGGTATCAACTTTGGTTACGCTGAAGTGAGCACGAGTTTCGGCAGCACTTGGACCTGTCATACTGAACACGCCAGTTGCTGAGTCATAAGTGAAGTCACCGTCACCACTGACAAAGTTTGCACCAAAGTGAGCACGAGTCTCTGCGGCACTAGGACCTGTATAACTGATAACACCTGTGGTTGAGTTATATGACAATGAGCCATCACCGCCTGTGTCTGTTACGCTTACTGAACTGCGAGCGCGGGCTTCTGTAAAATACAGACTACCAGCACCTTCAGCAATGTCATCGGTGTCATGGTTGCTGACATCGCTGACTTGACCAGTTACGTTACCAGTGACGTCACCTGTTAGGTCACCTTCAAACATTGCGGCAACAAATGTTTCTGCACCAACTGTCCACTTGTTAGCGGCTTCGTCCCATAGCAATGTAACATTTGTATCATTGCCACGCTCGATTTCAATACCAGCACTTTCAGATGCGGCACCAGTTGCGTTGCTGTTCAACACAATGATGTTGTCAGCCAACTCAATAGTCTCGGTATTGACAGTTGTAGTTGTTCCAGAAACTGTTAGGTTACCACTGATGGTTACATCAGCAAAACTTACGTTGTCGCTTGTGCCAACTGCTTGGCCAATGCTGATCACGCCTGATGTTCCATTGAACGTTACGCCTGTTCCACCTGACAAAGCGGCTCTAACTCTAGCGTCTGTGTAGTAGAGGTTAGTTGTGCCTTCAGCAATGTCATCGGTGTCAAAACTGCCAATGGTAGCACTGATTACACCAGTTGCCGAATCATAATTGATACCTGTTCCAGCACTTAGATGAGCACGAACTTCTGCGGCACTAGGACCAGTGTATGTGAATACACCAGTTGCGGCATCATATGCCATTGCACCGTCACCACCAGCGTCTGTTACACTGAAGTGAGCACGAGTTTCGCTTGCGCTTGGACCAGTGTATGTGAATACACCAGTTGCGGCATCATATGCCATTGCACCGTCACCACCTGCATCTGTCACGCTCAAATGAGCACGAACTTCTGCGGCACTAGGACCTGTGTATGTGATAACACCTGTGGCTGAGTTATATGACAATGAACCGTCACCACTGACGTCCGTTACGCTCAAATGAGCACGAACTTCTGCGGCACTAGGACCTGTGTATGTGAATGCACCGGTTGCGGCATCATATGAGAATGAACCATCACCGCCTGCATCTACAGCACTAATGGCATTACGCACACGAGTGTCAGTGTAGTAAAGGTTTGATGCACCCTCGTCAATTGAGTCTGTGTCTGGTGTTACAAATGTCAACACACCTGTGCTTGAATCGTAGGCTAAAATGTTGTTGTCGTCGCTGTTCAAACTAATTGCTGATCTTGCACGAGCATCTGTAAAATACAGGCTACCAGCACCTTCAGGTAGATCATCAGTGTCATGGTTAGCGAGCGCAAAACCAACTACACCAGTGGTGCTGTTGTATGTTAAATCGCCAGATACAGACATAGCGGCACGAGCGCGAGCATCTGTAAAATACAGGTTACCGGCACCTTCGCTGATACCATCTGTTGATGGTTTTACAAAAGTAAAAGCACCTGTGCCTGAATTGTAGGCCAGCATATTTTGGTCATTGGTTGACAAACTGATAGCGGCAGCGGCACGGCCATTTGTAAAATACAAATTGCTTGCACCTTCTGTAATGTCATCGGTGTCAAGAACTACAACACCTGTTTGGCCGTTTACTGAGTCAACAGCAGATGAGGAACTGATGATACCTGTTGAAGCATCATAGTTGATGTTTGAGCCTGCACTGATTGAGTTACGGGCACGAGCAGTTGTAAAATACAAATTGCTTGCACCTTCAACTGTTTTGTCAGTGTCTTGCTTGGTGAATGTGAATGCACCTGTG